CGTATCGGCGATCTCCAAATCACCAGAAGCGATCCACCTGAGTTAGGGAAAGCCGCGGCAAGGCATCAGACAGCCAGCGCCCCGGCCTTCGTTGATTTTACATAATATGCATTGCTGACGAACTGACCTCGGCATTAAGCGGTGCAGCGCTCGCATTCCCCAGCGGCATCAGGACAACGACGCCGAGCGCCGCCGCCGCCCCGAACCGACGCAACAGGCTTTGCCAATCCTTCGCGGCCGCACCGCTCGCGCGTTCGGCGTGGATCGTGAGCAACCAGCGTCCACCGTCTTCGTGCGCCAGGTGCGCAATCTGCGCAATGCGCTCATCTGACAGCGGATTCGCGCCCTTTCGCCACTGCGAAACCAGCTGACGCGAGACACCGAGCTTTTCCGCCAAAGCCACGTCTGACGGGAGGGAGCAGGCGACGCGTGCTTTGTCAAGCAATTTATTTACAGCGTCCATCTATATTTCCCTTGACAGGTGGTCTACGGATCACTTTACTCCGACCACGTAAAGGCATCTATAGACGCCTTTGCAGGGGCACCCAGCCGGGACCGCCCCCGGCGGAAGGGGACGCCCCCTAGAACCCGCCGCCGCAGTCCCGGCAATCGCTGCCATAGGGGGCAGGGCATGGAAGTTCTGGTGGGCGGTCTTTTCCTCATCGTTGCGCTGCTGGGCGTGCTGCTGTTCGTGCTGCGCCTCGCCAACGTTCTCGACGTTCAGCGCGGCCAGCCGGCCCGCGAATCCGTGTACTGCGCATGGGCCGAAGGGCTCGCCGCCGAGTGGCGCGAAGCCGCACGGAAGCGCGCCGCATGAACGTCCAAATCGTCGAGTGGCCGGCTGACCGGATCTTCCTTGTCGTGATCTGCAATGGCGCCGAGATGCGCCGCGTGTTTCAGCCGTCGATGGCCGATGCGCTGGATTACGTGCGCCGCTACATGGCGGGGCAGGCATGAGCTACATCAGCGCCCACGTCTACTACGCCTGCGAGCGTTGCGACCATCTCACCGAGCGCGACTACGGTGGCATGGAAACAACCGACGACTACCCCGACACCGTCGAGTGCTCGTGCGGTGGATCTGCCAGCGAAGACGGCGCCGACGTGTTCGTCGATGGCGCCCAGGTCGAATACGCGGCGCACAACGAAGCCAACTTCGAAGACGACGACGATCTGTGGAACTGCCCGCACTGCGAAGCCGAGCTTTGCGAAAAAGAGTGCGATGAGGGCGAGTGCTGGGATTGCGGGAACACGCTATGACGTCCCGCGCATCCGCCTTCCACCGTTCGTATCGCCCGCTGTGGGACGGGCCGCTGCCGCCGCCGAGTGCGGCGCTCACCATTCGCGAATTGGACGCAGCAGAACGCGCGCAGATCGACGCCGAGCGCGTCGCATTCGAAAACCCCGCTGCCACGATCCCGCGCCGCGAAATGGCGCGTGCTGCGCTCTCGCGCTTGGGGGTGATCGGTGGCTGATAACGCCGGGGCTTTTGAACTCCCCTCGTCTAACAGGGGAGTCAGTGAACCTGAACGGATTGGGGTAGTGATCGACTGGCTCGCTGCTGCTTTCGATATCGGTTCGATTTTGGATTCTCGCGGTCTGCTCGACGATCCGCAGGCGTTGTTCGATGACCTCGACGGCATCAACGGCAACTGCGCGCCGATGGTCGCGGACACCATCGCCGAGTACTTCTTCCCGGACGTGTTCGAACTGGGCGAGAAAGGGAAGGGCCGGTTCTACACCTGGCGTTTCTCGCTCAAGGATTCGATGGGCGAGCACGTCGGCCTCATCGAACTGGGCGGCATCCATACGATGCGCGACGACGGTACGCGCACGGCCCGGATCGAACTCACGGGTAAGGGCTGCCGCCTGTTTGAAGCGAGCAGCGGCAGTGACCATGCGCAGCGGTGGTCGCTGCTGGCTTCGCTGCTCGGCGCTTGCGATGCGCGCCTCACGCGCATCGACATTGCGGCAGACGATTTCCTCGGGCAGTACCCGGTGGAATGGGCGATTCGCCAGTACAGCGAAGGCAATTTCGACAAGCGCGGTCAGCGCCCGAAAGCGCGCCTGATTGACGACATGGGCAACAAGACCGGCAAGACGTTCTACGTCGGCAGCCGCAAGAGCGAAAACCAGCTGCGCGTGTACGAGAAGGGCCGCGAGCAGGGCGACACCGAAAGCCCGTGGGTGCGATTCGAAGGCGAGTTTCACCACAGCAATCGCCGCGAGCTGCCGCTGGAAATGCTCACCGATCCCGCGCCGTATCTGGTCGGCGCGTATCCGGTGCTCGACTTCGTCAGCGGCATCGGCGAACGCCTGCGCATTGCTGCGGCCGAAGTGCTCGCGAACTGCAAGCGTGCGGTTGCTGCGTTCCGTCGCCAGTACGGCCCGATGTTGAACGCGCTGTTGCATGCGGCCGGTGGTGATGAGGCGACGCTGTCGCGCCTGATCGTCGGCACCGCCAGGTCGAAGCTGCCGCCGTGGTGCCCGCGACCGGAAGACACCGCGCAGTTGCTGACCGCAATTCTTTTCGCCCCGGTGGGGCATATCGAAGGCCGAGACCGGCCGAACAATGAGGACTGACCAATGAACGGCAACAACAGCCTGACCGTGGACGTGCGTGACGCGAAGATCGAATCGAAGACCGGCGTCAGCCGCAAGACCGGCAAGCCGTACCGCATCGACGAACAGCCGGCGTTCGTGACGCTGCCCAACGGCGAAACGCGCCGGATCACGCTGTCGCACGAGGAAGGCGACGCCCCGCTGTCGGTCGGCCAGTACCAGCCGAAGCCGTCGGCGTACTGGGTCGGCGACTTCGGTGCGCTGTCGATCAGCACGCGTGCCAAGCACTGGGAGCCGGTCGCCGTCGCGAAGGCCACCACGCGCGCGGTGGCGTAAGCGGATGTCCCTCTGCGTCGTCATCAATGCGGACGGCACGCTCGCGCAGACGGGCCAGCCTGTCAGCGAGTGCGCCGGCTACGTGATGGTCGACGCATCCGAACACGCCCGCTCGTCGCTGCTCGACACGCTGCTCAGCGTGCCGGAGCCGGGCGTAGCGGGCACATGGCTCGTCGGTGCCTTCGGGTTCGTACTGGGTTGCAACATCCTCAGTTCGCTCGCGGGTTCCGTCGTCAAGGCGCTCTCAACCGAACGCGACTAAGCGCCAGTCGCAACCCTCAACCATCAGGAGCAAACCATGGACTTTTCCGAGATCCTCACCGGCCTGTCGGCCACCGCCGCCGTCACCGCCATCATCGGCGCTGGCGCCATCAAGGCCGCGCCGGGCTTCGCCCGCTGGGCCACCAACAAGGTCGCGACGTTCTTCCGTTGATCGCGAGCGGGGCAGGGCGGGGCACAACCCCGCCCTTGCTCCATGAGGGGGATTGCATGCTCATCTGTCTGTTTGCGGGAATGCTCGGAGCGCTGGCCGGCCACGCGTGCGCGCTCGGCTTCAATGAGGCGTCGCAATGAAGATCGCCCAGGTATTCGCGCACGCGATCGTGCGCCGACTCGCATATGTGCTCGTTGCTGCGGCGATCGCGTGGTGCGGCCTCGGCAAGGCACAGGCGCAAACGTATTGCGGTCTGCCGACGTGGCTGGGCGCGGTGAACGCCGCCGGCCCGGGGGCGACCTACTCGTCGCGCGAAGCCGCGCAGGCGGCGTGTAACAGCGTTGCCGCGATGTCGGCTGATCCGACGTCCGGTGGTTGGTTCGCGCGCGTGCAGAAGAACGCGTGCACGTTGAACGTGGCGACCAAGAATTTCACGGTGACGGGCACCGTCATCAATTCCAGCATCACCAGCAACTGCGGCACGACGTACGCGGCCAGCGGCACCAAAACGGCTACGGGCTGGGGCTTCACGGGCGAAATCTGCCCGGCAGGTTCGACGTGGGACGCCAACACGCAGCAGTGTTTCAACAGCGATGCGTGCAAGGCGAAACCGGCACTCGCGGCCGGTACGTTCACCGTCGGCGGCTCGGGCACCACGTGCGTGGATGGCTGCCAGTTCGCGCCGGCTGTGTCGATCTGCGCGAACGGCATCTGCACCGTCGGCGGCGCGAAAGGCACCGGGCTAGCGTGCGGAGTAGGCGACAAGCCGCCGACGCAGCCGAAGAATCAGGAATGCACGCCTGCACCGGGCGGGCAAACGTTTTGCGTCAAGTCGGATGGGCAGCACTGCGTGACCGCGAGCGCTGGCCGCCAGATCTGCTGGCAGCCCGGCGAAACCGGCGTAAAGACCGATCAGGACACGTTGCAGAAACGCGACGCGGGCACCGAGCCGATCAAGCCGAATCTCAACCTTGAGAATGGCGACACGCTCACGGAAAAGGGTCCGCCTGTTCCGACCAACACGCAGGTCAAGGACGGCAGCGGCACGCGCAATATCACCACCGTCGTGCAGAACTACGGCACCACCAGCGGCAGCAACGCCGGCAGCGGCAATCAGGGCCAGAACGGCGACGGCAGCGGTGGCACCGGATCAGGCCCGGGCGAGGGCGACGGCGAGGGCGATGAGCCAGGTGAGCCGGGTGACGGCGTTGGCACCGGCTTGTACGAGGGCAGCGGGAAGACCGTGTCGTCGGTCATGTCGAGCTTCATGCAGCAGGCGCAACAGTCGCCGTTGATCGGCGCTGCCGGGCAATTCATGGGCAACTGCTCGTTCGGCGGCTCGTGTCCGAATTGGAGCTACGACGGTGGCGAGATGATGGGCAACGTGTCGTTCGATCTGTGCAACCCGGCGCTCGCGAGCTTGTACGGCTTCGCGGGTGCGCTGGTGATGGCGCTGGCGGCGTTCTGCGCCTTCCGAATCGCGATCTACTGAGGCACGTCATGGGCTGGCTAACCAATCTAACCAACTGGCTCAAAGAGCAGATCGTCGCGGTCTGGCACGCGTTCACCACCTTCATCAACGACACGTTGGTCGCGGCGTTGCAGACGGTCGCCGACGCGGTGATCTACGTGCTGAATCACATTCCGATGCCCGACTGGCTGGCGCAGTACAGCCTGTGCGCGCTGCTCTCGCAGACCGGGCCAACGGTGATGTGGGCGCTCGACACGTTCCGCATCGGCGACGGGCTCGGGCTCATCGCGCTCGGCTACGCGTTCCGCCTGCTGCGCAAGTTCGTGACCCTCTTCCAGTGGTGATCCCATGCTGATGTGCAACGAAGGCCCGCCGCGCGCGGGCAAGTCCTACGACGCGGTGAAAACGCACATCCTGCCCGCGCTGATGGCCGGTCGAAAGGTGTATGCGCGCCTCAACGGGCTGGATCACGACCTGATCGCCGCGCATCTGGAAATCACGCCGGAGCGTTGCCGCGAACTGCTCGTCACGCTCAAGCCCGAGGAAGTTGTGCCGCTGCTGGTTGCGCACGGCGACGATCCGCCGCGCTTCCGCGTCGAGCCCAATTCGTTGATCGTGATCGATGAGGTCCATGAGTTCTACGTGTCGAGTCGCCAGGCATTGCCGAAGGAACAGGAAGCGTTCTGGGCCAAGCACGGCCATCTCGGCCTCGACGTGCTGGTGATGACTCAGGCGCTGGGCCGCCTGCACAGCAGCATCCGGCAGCGTATCGAACGCAAGAACGGCTTCGCCAAGCTCAACGCGCTGGGCGATGAAAACAAATACGTGGTGCGCTTCTACAGCGTTGGCGACACCATGGGCAAGTTCGAAAAGATCAGCAGCGAGCGCCACGAGTACGACCCGGCCATTTTCCCGCTGTACGCCGGTTTCCAGCCGGAAGCGACGAACACCGCGGCGTACAAGGCGGGATCCAAAACGGTCTGGCAGGTGGTGAAGAAGCCGGCCATCGGCATGACGCTTCTGGTGCTGGTCGCGGTCGTGGTGATCGGTCGATTCTTCACCGGGGCAGGGACCGTGGAGTCTGCCGAGGCGAAGGCGCCGGAAAAAGCCCAGGTCGAAGCATCGAAGCCCGCGCCCGCGCCGGCCGTCGTCGCGCCCATCCAAGCGGTCGTGCCGGTCAAGCCGGTGAAGGATCTGCCGCCGACCATTCGCTACGTCGCCGAGCTTGCGTCTAGCGCGCGTCCGCGCCTGATCGGCGTGTACGGCACCAACGCCGTCGTCGAGTGGCGCCAAGCGCAAGGGAACGCGATTGAGCGCTTCACCACCAAGCAGTTGGAGGCGATGGGCTGGGCGGTGTCGATCCACAGTTACGGCGTGGTCGCGAACTACGACGACGAGACCATCGTGTTCACCGCGTGGCCCATCGACATGCCGTTCCAGCAATCGTCCGCAACTGCCGCACGGATCGGGGCGGCGGGCGCGAGCCTTCCGAACGGCAGTGAGGAAGCCTCGCGAACCGACGCTTCGGGAGGCTCATCACAGGGCGCTGTCATCGCGGCGCCGCCACCGATGCCAGGCGGAGAAAAGGCATAGCGGGTGTGGGCGCAGCCCACGGACAACCGCTGTTGATGGCCAACGGCCATCCCGCAAAACCGCTCTTGGTACTAAGAATCTGCCGGAACAGACTGACCGCGAATATCGGCAATCGTTCGTTCCACCATGTCTGCCGCGCCGCCCGCGTATAGAGCTTTCAGGAACGCGATGCCCATTGCAGCGCCCTCAGTAAATTCCCACTTCACCGTCTTGCGGAAAGTGCAGCCTTGAAATTGAGCGGGGGCTGATCCGGCAAAGACGATTGTGACCTCAGTGAAATCGCATTCCACGTAGCGCTTCCCGTCGATCGCTTCTGTTCCTGTCAAGGTCGTGCGGGAGATTGTCGTGAATGCACCGCGCCAGGCCTTGACAAGCTGTGCTGAGGGCATTTCAAAGCTCATGCCAGCGATGGAAGCCTTCTCTGATTCTGCGATCCGATCAAGGAGCCGGCTAACGGGGTTTCGGAATGCGTAAAGCGCGATCGCAAGGATCGTTACCCACGACCAAACGGTCCTGAAGAAGTCAAGTAGCAACGTCCAATCGACTTGGCACATGGCATCGACCCTCGTGTGTCATTCGTACGTGAATTTCGGGCAGCTGCCCGCGCGTTCCCATTTGTTACCCGCGTCGCGCTTAAAAAGCTGACCATGCACGCACGCGAAGCCCTGATCGCTAAGCTCTTTGATTCGAGTGGCAATCATGGCGTTACGTTGTCCCCACGCTTGGCACTCGGGACTGTCGTTGAGTTGTTGGCGGGCCACGAGGCCGCTCTCTGGATACTTCGTGAGGTTCGCTCTCAAATCCCACGCGTAATAGCCCGTCGCGATCAAACAAGCCGTCAGCAGGGCAGCTGTGAGCCGCCATCCGTTCTTTTCCATGTCGCCCCCGTGGCGCATCTTGCGCCAGCGAAGGTTAGCCGATCACGAGGCGGCAATGCCGCTGTGGCGCACGTCGGCGAGTTGGACAACGACCACCTTGACAAGTTGACGCCGTGACGTGGCCTTGCGTGCTTCCTCCGCAGCGCGGCGGCTGGCGTAACCCTTAAGTCGAAGTTCCATCTTGTCCCGCCACATCAAGCCGCGTAGGCGTTCGACCGTCATCCGTTGACCGTCCTCAGAAACGAGATGGCGGCCTCGCAGCCGCCATCCGTACCATTCGCCGTCGAGATCGACGTCCGTCATGCGGGCACCCCCTGTGCCAAGAACCGAAGCTCAGATGGAGAAGGCAAGAGCCGTGCCGCGAGCCGAGCAAATCGAGCCCAGAGCCACTTACGGAGAGTTGACATAATATGCATTGCTCGGAAGAGAGCTAGACGAATCAATCACTTGCATCGCCTCCGCTCGGGCGTTTCCCAGCGGGAATAGGGCGACGGCGAGCGCTGCCGCCGCCCCAAACTGGCGCCAGAACGAGCGCTCCCGGTCCGTCTTCGCCGTCTCGGCGTGATGCGTCGCCAGAGTCTTCTTCGCATCCCATCCCACCAGTCCGGCACAGCCGATGATCGCGTCATCGTCCATGGTCCGAATCGCTTGGGCGTAGTTGCTGAAACGCTGCTGGGAAAGCTTCGCGCGGCGCGCAATGGCGGCGTCCGAATCGTTCGGGAATGCGGCGCGTAGCGCGTCGATCAGGGCAGTCTGCGTCTTCATACAACACCCGTTGTTGACAAGGTAACAACGGCAGTTTATACAGTCCGCGACCACAACGGGTGTTGTGGGCAGGGCACCCGCCGGGGACAGCCCCCGGCGGACAGGGGAGGCCCCCTACCACCCGCCGCCGCAGTCCCCGGTAACGCCAGCCGAAGGGGGCAGGGCATGGAAGGGCAGGGAATTCAACTCGCGGTTTCGGCCGCACTGATGATCGCAGTCGGCACGCTGTTCGTGCTTCCGGAACTGCAACACCTCATCGAGCAACAGCGCACCCAGCGCGCACGCGAGCGTGAGTTCCTCCGCCGCTGCCGCATGGAGATCGAAGCATGAAGCGCCCGGAGTGGGTCAAGACCTTCGCGGCATTCACCAGTGTGTTCGCGCTGTTGGTCATTCCGCCGTACCTGATCTACTGGTACGCGCCGGAACCGTGGTGCCACGTCGCGACGATCTTCTTCGGCTGCATGGTCGTCGGCGGTTTCATCACGCTCATGGCGCACGAGTCGGAGCTACCGCGATGAGCGCACAGCACATCAGCGCCGCGCTCGCGGACGCGGCATGGCAGCGCTACGAAGACGCGAGCGCACGCGCTGCGCGCTACGTCACCGGCCAGCAGTTCGACCTTCTCGACACGTCGCACGCCGAGGCCCGCGAATGGCTCGGCATCGCGCTCGAATGCGAACGCGAGGCCATGCGCCATGGCTGCTGACGGCGGCGGTTTTGCTCTTCCGAGCGGCGCAGCCGCTGGGCTTGTCTATATAGGAACAACCCCGACAGGGTCCGCGCGGGAACGCGCGCTTTCGAATATCGCGAAGCGCGAGCGGAGCGTTCCGCGTGCAGCTGTGCGGCCGTCAAAGGTGATCACTGCCGAAGAGCAGCGCCGCAAGCGCCTTGGCAAGATGAAACAGAACGTCATCACCTCTGCGCGCCTGCACGTTGAGGAAGCGGCGCGCGGAGGGTTTCGCGGCAAGTGGGCAATGCTGACGCTCACGTATCGCGATGAAGAGCGCTGGGTGGCCGATCAGGTTGGCATGTTCCTCGATGCGCTCCGCGTGTACTGCAAGCGTGCCGGTTTCGCTGCGCGCTACACGTGGGTGCTTGAACTCACGAAGCGCGGCCGTCCGCACTATCACGTTCTCGTGTGGCTCCCGAAAGGTCGCACGCTGCCGAAGCCCGACAAACAGGGCTGGTGGAAGCTCGGGCTTACGCGCATTGAGTGGGCGCGCAACGCCGTTGGCTATCTCGCGAAGTACGCGAGCAAGGGCGATGACTACGACCTGCGCACGCTTCCGCGTGGTGCGCGTCTGTCCGGCTTCGGTGGCCTCAACAAGACCAGCCGCATCGAACTGCGCTGGTGGAAGTTGCCCGGCTGGTTGCGCGACCAATGGAACTCAATCTGCGACGTCGGCCGCATCAAAGGCGGCTACGTCAACCGCGAGACGGGCGAATTCCTCGCCAGCCCGTTTCTCGTCATCTTCCTTGGCGGGGCACTGATCCTATGTGAGGTCATCCCATGAGCATGCACGTCCGCGTTGTCATCCAGTCCACCACCACGGCCCGCCAGAGCGAATTCAAGGGCAAGCGCTACGGCTGGCAGAACGCCGCGATCTTCAACGGTGGCGACTTCCCGCTGCCCTTCGGCGTGCACGTCGAAGTCGGTCACGAGTACGCGCCGGGTGAATACACCATCGACCCGCAGAGCTACCAGCTCGACGAACGCGGCAACTTGCGCCTTAAGGGCGTGAAGCTGCTGCCGGTCGGTGGTTCCGCCAAGCCGGCCACTCGCGCCGCTTAATCAATCACCAGGTATCGCGTGACGTTCGTCGCTTGCGGCGGGCGTCTCGCGGGAGAGAACACCGTGGAAGAAGCGCAACTCCTGACCGTCTACTGCAAAGCATCGGACTTCGACGCCGCAACCGGTCAGTGCGTTGCGCCCTTCTACGGCCCTCATTCGACATTGCTGCCGCCAATGTCGATGGCCGACGCCTCAGTCATTGCCGCGTGTATCGGAATGCTCTGGGCCATCGGTTTCAAGATCCGCGCGGCTCGTCGCGTCACCTCAACCTAAACCAACGAAGGAGATCCACCCATGTTCAAGAACATCCGTTCCAAGGTCGCCAAGGCTGCCACCGCCACCGCCGCGATGGTCGTCGCTGGTGCCGCTTCCGCTGGCGAGCTGGCGACCAGCTTCACCGGCGAAACCACGGACGCGAAGGCCGAGCTGATGCTCATCGGCGCCGCGATCCTCGTGATCTCGGGTGTGCTGGTGCTGATCCGCCGCGCCAAGTCGGCCGCGAACTGATCGGCGCAGGGGAGGGCGGGGCAACCCCGCCCTTCGCTGTTTCAGGACTGGGGGTTTCCATGGAACACATCGGCTATTACTTCCTCATCGGCGTTCTTGGCGCGCTCTGGCTCGCGCTGGATAGCTGACATGCGCGTCCTTCTCGCGCTCGCGCTTCTCCTGTCATCGTTCGGTGTCAGCGCGCAATCGTTCTGTGGCTTGACCCTGACCGTTGATGCGGAGCAGGCGGCCGGTCGATCAGCGGTGTACGCCACGCGCGCGCAAGCGCAAGCAGCCTGCGAGAGCATGCCGAACGAGACGCATGGCTACCTCGACGCCGGATGGGCCGCGCGCAGGACGCGTGGCAAGTGCGCGTTGAACGAACTCAGCAAGGAATTCACTGTGACGTGGACCGATACCACGTCCTCTCCCGCAACGAACTGCGGAGCTACGTATCCCACCAGCGGGGCTATTACCACGTCCATCGGCTGGGGTTTCACGGGGTCGGTCTGTCCTGCCGGGCAGAAGTGGAATTCGGCGACGCAATCGTGTCAACAAGACTGCTCGGTTGCACCGGAGCATACAGGCACGTTCACGCCTCCCAACGGCTCTCTACGCTGCGAGGCCGGGTGTCGCTACTACTACAGTTCGAACGGCGATGGCACCAGCACGGGAACGTCGACGGGCGCTGTGTGCAACAGCGAGGAGGCACCCGATGTGTGCAGCCTCATGACCGGCTATTACTGGAACGCGAGCTTGAACGCCTGTTCGCCTGTAAAGCCGGACGATTGCAAGCCCGGACAACCGGGGCAGGAAGGCATCTGTAACAAGCCCGAAGAGTGCCCGGCGGGCATGAAGACCGACGAGAACGGGCTGTGCAAGCCTGCTGACCCACAGTGCCCCGCAGGCGCTACAAAGGGCCCTGACGGCTCCTGCGTTGACGATAAGAACACCTGTAAGGCAGGCGAAGCCAAGAAGAAGGACGGCACCTGCGGCAAGGACGAGAACAACGACGGCACGGCCGACGACGAAGACGAAGACCCCGAGAACGACAGCGATAAAAGCGAGTTCTCCGGTGGCGATGACTGCAAGACGCCGCCCAGCTGTAGCGGCGACGCGATCATGTGCGGACAGGCGCGCATTCAATGGCGCATCGAGTGCAACACGCGCCGGAACGTGAACCTCAGCGGCGGCGGTTGCAACAACCCGCCGCAATGCCAGGGCGATAAGTGCACCGGGTTCGAGATGGCGCAGCTGGTGCAGCAGTGGCGCACTGCCTGCGCGGTGGAAGGGTTGAAGACCGTCGGCGGTGGTGGCGACGGTCAGCAACCGGAATGGACGAAGCCCACCGGCATGACGCAAGACGCCGGGCAGGGCAGCAGCGACGGTGATACCGACGTTCACAGCGTCGAAACCATCGACGGCGCTGACCTCGATCAAAGCGGCTTCGTCGGTGGCGGCGGGTCGTGCCCGGGGTTCGGTCTGTCCGGCGGTAGTGGTCTGGCCGGGTCGTTCCTGCAAGAGCTTGCGACGCCGCCGCCGTTCTTCTGCAACTTCATCCAGTGGATTTACGCGCTCACCGTGCTGCTGTTCGGCGTGGTGCCGTCGCTGTACATCCTCGCCGGTTACAAGGGGTAACCGTCATGCCCATGATTATCGGCGCACTCGTCGCCGCGCTCATCAACGCCGCGCGTATGTACCTGCCCGGCATCGTCGGCCGGGTGCTGCTCGCATTCGGTATCGGCTTCGTGACGCACAAGCTCGCGATGCCGGCGCTGCTCGGCATGCTCCAGTCGCAAGTGAACATGCTCCCGGCCGTGTTGCGCGCGTACTTCGGCGCGATCGGTCTGGACGTGTGCGCCACGATGATTTTCTCGGCTCTGGCTGCGCGCATGGCGCAGAAAACCATTCTCAAGAAGTTGGAGACCTGACCCGTGCTCAAGCTCGTTACTGGCCAGCCCGGCCACGGAAAGACCGCGTATGCCATCGACTGCGCGTTGAAGCTCAAAGCCGAAGGCCGCATCGTCTACGCGCACGGCATCAAGGACCTTGACTACGAGAAGATCGGGTTTCATCGCATCGAAGACCCGACGAAGTGGCAGGACCTTCCTGACGGCTCGGTGCTGATTCTCGACGAGTGCTACACGACGTTTCCGAATCGCAACCCGGGCGCGAAGGTGCCGGATCACGTCGAAGCGATGGCGCGCCATCGTCATCGTGGTTTCGATTTCATCCTCATCGCCCAGCAAGGGTTGCAGCTGGACCCGTTCCTTCGCGGCCTGTACGAAGAGCACGTCCACGTGCGCAAGAAGCTGGGCAAGGTCACGAAGCTGCTGCGCTGGTCGCAGTACCAGACGAACGTCAAGGCGCAATGCGCCGACGCGGCGAATTGGGTGCGTCCGGCGCACGTGTTCCAGTACTACACGAGCACGGTGCTCGACACCGCGAAAATGCACATTCCGATGTGGGCCAAGCTGCTGGCGCTCTCGGCGGTCGTACTTGTCGCGGTGCTCTGGTACTTCTCGCACCGCTGGCAATCGAAGATCGAGGCGTACACGTCAGCAGAGACACCGATTGCGGATGCCGCGGGGTTCGCGCCTCGGGGCGTGTCGCACCGTGGCGCGGGACCCGCGAATGAAGGCCCACGATGGGAAACCCGGACCGACTACGCGACGGATCACCTGCCGCGATTCGGGACGATGCCGTGGACTGCGCCCGTGTTCGATCAGCGCCAAGTCACTGCTGACCCGCAGCTGATGTGCATGTCGTCGATGCCAGGGCGAGACGTTGACGGGATTGAGCGCGACGCCAGCTGCACGTGCCTGACGGAGCAGGGCACCATCTACGAGATGGCGCAGGCGGAGTGCCGGCGAATCGCCCGGTTCGGCCCGGTGTACAACCCGTACAAGACGCAGCAGGCGGTCGCACAGCAGCCGCCCGCAGGGGGTGTAGGGGGTTCACCCCCTACGGCTATGGCGTCGCTCGACGCCGCTCCTGCAGGTGCAATCCTCAGCTCGTCACAGGTGACCGGTTACGGCGATATCGGAGCCCGGCGCATCGAGTCCGCCCCTCGATAACCGCTTTACGATGCCGCCACGCCGCGATGGCGGTATTCGGCAAGGTCGATCACCAGCACCTTCACCTTCGGGCCGCATGACGCGGCCCGTTTCGCTTCCTCGGCCTTGCGCCTCGATGCGAATCCTGCGAGTCGCAGTTCCATCTTCTCGCGCCACAGCAGCCCGCGTAGGCGCTGCGGTGTGATGCGTTGGCCGTCGTCAGAAACAAGATGGCGGCCTCGCAGCCGCCATCCGTACCACTCGCCGTCGAAATCGACGTCCGTCATGCTGGCGCTCCATGTGCCAAGAACCGAGAACCAGACTCGGAAGGCAAGGCGCGTGCCGCAAGGCGAATGTTCCGAAAAAACCGCGCGAGCCAGCCGCCCCTCCGGCGTTTTACATAATATGCATTATGCGAAATTGGCTATTACGGCACGTGCGGCGTTTGGCCGCTGCTGCAGGCCCTTTTCGACCCGCCTTGGTGGCCTGATGCCGTGGAGCGCCCACTATGCTGGCGGTCT